GATCGTCCCCGCTCCGTCGATGGGCTGGTACTCAGGGTCCACAATCTCCACGCACGTTCCGATCATCTTCCGGTCTTCGAGGTAGGCCAGGAGGTCCGCCTTGAGTTGGCTGGACGGGATCCCTCCCCCGGTCGGGGCGATGGTCAGCCTGACGAGACAGCAACACCCGCTCGACGGGTCCATTGGAGTTGCACCCACGACCACGAACGCCTTGGCAATGCCTGGGAACGCCTCGGCCAGGGCCACGAAGTCCTCCGCCGTGACCGCCCTATTCAAGGCCAGGAGGCTCCTCGGACCCGCCACCTTGGCCTCATCAATGGTCATGGCATCCTCGCCCCCGCTCGCCGCGTTGGGGTTGGTCACGGCCACAACCACCGGGTTTCCATTGAAGCTGAAAGTCGCCAGGACGGTCGTGATGGTGTTCTCAGGCACGTTCCCGTTCGATCCCCCTCCGACCCGGTAGTCTGCCCGGATGTTGGCCCCCTGGTCGGGGATCTTCCCCTGGGAGTTATCTCCGAAGTACACCGTCACGATGTCATTGTCGTCCCGCGTGGTGGTGAAGTTCTTGTCATCCGGCCCGCTGTAGGCGAAGGATTCGATCTCCTGCCACAACTGCTCCCCGATGCCTTCGTCGATCCAGAGTACCAGGGTTCCGTCGATGATCGGAACGCCGGTCAGAGCGAACCTCTGCCGGGCGATCCCGAGGCTCACCCCCACGATCTCGCTCTTGCTCTGACCCTCCACTGCGGCGGTTGTGACTTCCAGCTGCCCTCCGGGGATCACTGCATCTGCCGATGTCTCGAAGTAGATGGGCTTGTCCGTGGCGTCCGCCGTCGTTTGGAGGAGGGTTCCCTTGGGGATCACAAGGTCTCCCCCCAGGGGGTTCTCGATGGAGAACACAACATCCACGGAAGCGGGGGCCGCGCTGTTCAACCGGAAGTTGATGAGCTGGAGGAGGTTGATGACGCTCCTCCGCGTGATCGCCGTGGGGAGGAATGCCTCGTTTCCGATCCGGTCAACGTAGAAGTGCAGGCTGTCCGCGACGAAGGCCAAGAGCCGCTGGAGGACGATTCCGAAGTCGGACAAATTGTGATCTGTCCACTCCGCCGCCATGAACGGAATCGCTCTCACCATGTCTTGAGAAATCGCCTCGAAATCGCGGCTGGTGTAATCTATTGGGGGGATTCTCTGCGACACCCTGGTCAGGGTGATCGGTGTTACCACGGTTCACCTCAGACGTTCAGCTGCCCGGTCACCATCATTTCTGCCGAAAGATACAAAGGCCAAACGAGATTTCCCGGCTCCTGCGTAGAAATCATCCTGAAGTCGATGATCGCCTCCAGCACCCCCTCTTTTGCCCTGTCAACGCTAATTTCGATGTTCGTAATCTCCACCCGCTTCTCCCACCGCTGAATGGCCTCCGTCAGGGCGAACCGGAGCCGTGCCACGGAAACCTCGTCGATGGGAACGAAGATCATGTTCCGAAGGTCCGAACCAAAGTCGCGGTCAATCGCCCGGCTCCCAATCCTCGTCCCTAGGATCTGCCGGATGGCCATGCGAACCTTGTCCACGTTGTCGGCAGGGGTGACACCGACCAGCTTTTGGGTTCTTCCCAGGGATGTGAATCGGAAGGGGAAAGCCCACCCGCGCCCGATCATGTCGGGATTCCTCGCCATCGGCTACCTCTGCTCCCTCTTGCAAACCGTTTGCGAACCTTCCCCGGTTCGTTCATGGGCCTGCCGGAGCTCCACGTTCAAGTTCGACACCAGGGCTTGGATCTGGATCAGCAGCTCCCGCTTCCTCTCAGTATCATACTTTTTCTCCAGCTTTTCGGAAGGCCGGAGGTCCGCGATCTCCACCCGGAGGTTCGCCTTCCACATGGAGAGGATGCTCTTGAAGAGTTCCACCTCCAGGTCGGGGTGCCCCTGTAGGCTCTTGTCAATGACCTGGAGGAACACGTCGATGTTCTCGACCTTCTGGCCCAGGGCGTCCCTCCTCCGGTTCACTTGGTCGATCTCCAGATTCAGGGAGGCAAGGAACTTTCGGAGGCTCTCCAGCCGATCTGGGGAAACGCTGTCCTGAAGGTCTTGGATGACCCTCACGATGGTGTCCCACTGCGGATCGGTAAGGTTGTCGAGAAACTCGGAAATACCGGGCATGGAAGCCTCCCTAATCGCTCGTCGTGTTCGGGACGCACGGCCCCGGAAGGATTACCGCCCCTCACGTCGCCGTGTCGCCCACCCTCAGCACTCCCAGCCCCTCGATGGTGGTCACCAATGAGCCCATCGGAAATGGGCTCGCCGGTTGCGGGATCATGCCGTGCATGTGCGGGCCGACCATGTCCGTCACCTTCGCCATGATTCCGCAGTCACAGGTCACATAAGGGGTCGGGAGTGGACCCGTTATCACCACCGCTCCGTGGCTCGTCAGCGACCCCAGGTACGCCACCGGCTGAGGCATCGGAACCTCCATCGAGAAGGAAGAGGAAGAACTCCGCGTTCTCCCTCTGAATCTTCATTTCCTCGTAGGTCTTGATGCACCCCTCCGCCCTGGCCGGAAGGTCTTCAGGTCTCAACCGGGTCTCAATCTCCATCCGTTCTTCCAGGAGGGCGTTCCGCCGGGACTCCATGTTTTCCTTTAGGAGTTGCCCCTCCCCCGAGAAGGTTGTGATCCGCTTGAGAACCTCCTCCATGCACCCGAGTTCGTGAACCACTTCCTCCAGGCGGTCCTTCTTTTCTTGAAAATAGAGTAGCACCTGTTCGGAAATCTCCTTCGCTCGGCGTAGCCTTTCCCCGGTCACCTCGTCCATGACAATCGAGGAGGTCTTTCGGAGGCAAGCCGCCAGCTCCGGATCGGCCCCGAAGGCTTTCCTCCACGTCTGCTCGTCCATCATCTTGTGCGAGGCCATGAGCCCTCCTACGGACTCGGGATGTCGGGACACGACGTATCCAGGGGAACCGGGGGGCATGTCGGCTGGCCGGGGCACACCGGGGGTTGCGGTGCCGTGGGTTGCGTCGGAGGCGACCCGGTCGGGGCTCCCATCTTGTGGGAAATCGTCAATGCCTTGTCCTCGATGCTCCCTAACGCCTGCCGTGAGTAGCTCCCGAAGACGTTCGTGGTCATGCTCCCCATCACCCACAGGGTGTAGTTCCCGAGGATCACGTCCGTCCGGTCGCCCACCGCCCAGTGTTTCAGCCCCCCTTGGTTCACCCGCTGCTCCTGGCCGGTCACCCAACCGTCCAGAGCCGCCTGATTCACCCGCTGTTCCTGGCCGGTGACGAAGGTGTCCCGCGTCCCCTTCAGTTGCCGGGTCTCCTTAGCGGCAACTTCCAGCCAGCGGTCCTTCCCCACCTTGACCGTATGGTCGAGTTCGACCAGCGTGTGCTGGTTCATCTTGACATGATGCCGGTCGTCCATTTCCACAAGCCGGTACGACTTCCCGGCCACCCGGATCGAAAGTTCCCCCGTCGAGTCGATCTCCACCCAGGACTTCGACGGCCCGTGCCAGATGTGAACTCGTCCCAGTCCTGGGGTGTCATCCACCTCAATCACGATGCCATTGTTCTTGGTCTTGAAGACCTTGTTGCACGGGTACTGCGGAGGCCCCTTGGTCCGCAGGGGCGATCCAGGCTGGCACTCGTCCGTACAGGCCGCGCTCTTGAACTTATCGTCTCCCTTGGGGCTCATCGTGCTGGGGTCCGTCTTCCAGCACTTCTGGCCGTCATTCCTCGCCAGCGAGGGGGTCTCCGGGGGCGTCCCCGTGGGCTGCCCCCACCATGTCCCAACCACCAGGGGGCGGTTCACGTCCCCGCTCTCGAACTCCACGAAGACCGCCGCGCCGATGTCCGGGGGGGCGAAGAATCCGCTGTCCGCCTGCCCCCCGTAAGTGCCTGCCGAAATGGCGGCCCAGTCCGTGAGTATCTCCAGTCCCAGGATCTCCGGCACCCGGCACCGCACCCGTCCGAGGCGCAAAGGGTCCAAGTTGATCATCACCACGCCCCGGTAGCGGCCCCAATACCGCCGCTCCTGATGGGGCGTCGCTTCGCCTGTTGAGGGAATACTCACTTCTTCTCCTCGCTCGGCTTCGCGTCGTTCGGTTCCACCGGTTCGTCCCGCCCTACCGACCCCCTGAAAAACAGCGTGAAGGGGATGCGGTTCAGGTGCCTGGATACCACCTCATGCCAGATGTTTGATGCCCGGTGGATCAAAAATCCCCAGAGGACCGGTTCGCCCCACCCCATCCACTCGAACATCCCCATGATCTGGAGAAGGTAGGCCGCTCCGACTGCCATCCAAACACTTTGGCAGTAGCCACACCGGGCGAAAATCCCCAGTTTCCGGGGCTTTTCTCCCCTGCCCGCCAGCCATGCCCGGACGCCCTCGAACACTTCCGCCGTGGACGTGATCTCCACCACGGCCTCGACGAGGGCGACGGCGATGATGAACTTCAGGAGCACCTACCCCTCCTTCTGGCACCCGGGGCACCACGTCACGTCGTAGTATTTCTTCAGTCGGCTGCTCCAGATGTGCTTCAGGACCAGCCGTGCCCCGCACTTCTTGCAGAGGATCTCCTTCGTCGGCTGGATGATCGCCTTGAAGCCTTCGCCCTTGCCCGTGCTTACGGGTGCGGGTGCCCTGGTGATCGCGGGTGCGGGCGCTCGCGGGCGAAGAGTGACTTCCTTGACCACATGACCCTTCGGGATCACTCCTGCCTCAAGTCCCCTGGATTTCCTTCCGCAGCACCCCATCCGAAACCTCCTACAGAGAGACCGTCCCTGCGCTCTGCGGTTCAACCGTCGTTCCCCCTCCGGACGGCTCCTCATTACCTGCTCGTACCACCTCGAAGCGCACCTTGTACCCCTGGCCTTCCCCGGCTCCGAGATGATGTTGGACGCTGGTGACGTAGTACCGTCCGCTTGAACGTCCAACCCCGCTGATGTTCAAGAATTGGTTCGCCTTCAGGGACTCCAGACCCAGGCAAACTCCTGACCCGGCGATGACGTAGCGAGATGCCTGGGCCATGCGAAGAACCTGATTCTGGAGGAGGGGCCTCTTCTGTTCGTGGCCCTCGTTCGTGATGAACCGCTCGGGCTGTCCGATGCCCGGAATCGTGGTGAGGTTCGCCCAGTTCTTGTAGTCCATCACGGCCTGAACCTCGTCCGGGGCCTCCGTGGAATCCACCTGGATCTCCTCCTTCGTCACCGGGTCGATCTGCGTAATCTGCAATTTCAGGCCCCGCATGAACGTGCGGGAGTGGACCGTGAAGTCCTGTAGGTTCCCCGTCTGATCCGTTTCAAGGTAGGTCAGACTGATCCCGCTTTCCTCCGGCCTGGGCCGGTGGAAGTGGAGGACTCCGTTGTCCACGTAGAGCATGAATCCGTAGAGCTTCGCCCGCCGTTCCAGGAACTTCCAGTCGCTTTCGTTCGCCTGGATCACTTGGTCGTGCGTCGGGCTTGTCGTGTCGGAATCCACCCCGAATCCGTTCCTCCCTGCGATGATCCCGGCAATGTCGTAGTCCGACATCTTCTGGTAGGTCTGCCTGCGCTCGGTCGCCCCCAACTTGACCGCTTCGCCGTACCCGATCAATTCCAAGACCAGGGGCGTATTCCCGTGGCCGAACTTGAACTTGGGCCTCTGAAGGATGAATGAGCCATGGTTCACCATGCCGGGGTTGTCGTACCCAAGCATGACGTTGAACGTGCTCTGTTCCTTCGAGAGGATCGAAGAAGAGAGCCTCTTGTTCACGTTATTCAAGATGATCTTGACCATCGGAATTGCGAATCCGAAGGTGCTTTCGAGAAGGATCTCCCGAACGAAGCCGCTCTTGGGCGTGAATCCCAGTGCGCTAAAGTTGGGGGTGTACTTGTACGGGATGTTCGATGTCCTGGAGACCGGTGCCGCCAGGCTCGCGCTTCCCCGGACAGGGATTTGGCCGATGAGCCCGATCCCAGGAAGGACCGGAACTACCGGTAGGCCGATGCCCTGGCCCATGATGGGGAAGCAAGGTGCCCCGCGTCCCATGTCATCCAATCTCCTGCCGGTCCTTCAAGTCCCTCATTGGGATGACCAGCCGGGTTCCGGGTTCGATGTCCAAGGGGAAAAGAATCCCGTTGATGTCCCCGATCATCCACCAGAGGCGTGGCTTGCCTGCCGCCATCCAAGCCAATCCATCCAGCAATTCCCCAAACTGAAAATCATGAACGGTCACAGGGTTCTTCATCTGCCCCAGGGTCAAGGGTTCGCGGGCGTGAAGGAAGCGACGGACCTTCCCGTCCTTCCCCAAGATTCCGGTGAACTTGCACCCCTCGTAGCGACTTCCGACGAAAACGGACATGGCTAACCCTCGAACTCTCCCTGGAACTCCTCGACCGCGCTCTGCTCCGCCTTTTGCTGTTCTTCTGCCGTCCCGCCACCCGAAATGTAGAACTCCTTCAGGGTCACTGAAATCGTGGCTCGAATCGCCTTCGGTGCAGCCCCCTCGATGTGCGTCCGCGAGATCGAGGCGTCGATGATGACCGCCTTACGGGGCCGATTGCTTCCGCCCCATCCGGGGATGATGACGTCCACGGGGAACGGCGGCCCATTCTGCGGGCGCTGCATGGCCTGAATCGCATCCCATACTGCTTCGGGGTCTGCTTTGTTGAAGGTGATTGCCATTGGGGGAAAACCGTACAAAATGGTATCCACGTACAGCGACTTATCTGCGTCGGGCTTCACCCCATCCACCACGAACGAAATCGTGACCTCGCGAGGATCCCATCCCTTGAATACCAGAGGTGAAACAGACCCCACAGCATCCTGGTCCTCCACCTTCATCGTTTGCTTCTCGTCAAACGACTCCGGCTGGTACTCCCCCTTGATCGGCCCTATTGACCAAAACGCCATTCATCACCTCAATACGCGGGCTCGACCCCGCGCAGGGGGTAACTTGGCTCGTTCATGTTGCGTTCGGCCTTGAGTTCAACCATGTACTCTGAGAGAGCCCTGGCGAGCACCATGCCATCCAAAGCAACCGTAACGGGAATCGTGATCTTAGCCATGCTCGGCTGGGCCGATGCCCGTTGCCCGGGTGCGCCTGCCTGTGTCGAGGCCGCGACGGGTGCCGCTGGAGAAATGGCTCCCGCTGCTACGGCCCCTGCCGTTGGGATAGTTCCTGCGATGGTCGCCCTGGTCCCTCCTCCCGGTTCCATGCCCGAGATCGCCGGGGGTCTCGCGGAATCCGTAATAGCCAGGAAGAGTTTCGCGACCAGTTGCAAAAATGGAAGGATCGCCCTGACCCCCTCCGCGATGTGAAGGAACGAGGAGCCGAAGAGGGAACTCCACGCCTTCTTGGCGAATCCCGCAACACCCTTCGCTGCCCCCTTGGTGAATTCCCAAACCGCTCCCGCCGCCTTCTTCGCGCCTCCCCAGGCCGCCTTGAAGGGGGCGGCTACCACGGATCCAGCTATCTTCGCCGCGCTTCCGAGTTTGCCAAGCATTCCGATGAGAGATTTAATTGCACCAATGATCATCTTGATCGGGGCCATCACGATGCTGGCAAACGCCTCAAATGCTATCGTGACAAAACGCCATGCCTCCTCCAACCCGCTCCCGGCCAGTGCGCCCGTAAGCCAAATAACGGCTTCAATAATTGCCCAAATAATTCCGATGATTGGGGCAAGAATTCCCAAAAATGGCGAAAAGGCGATCAAAAAAATTACCCCAAGGGTTCTCGCCGAACCGATGAGCCAGTTGATCCCCGCGACGATCTTCCCGAGTAGATAAATAAGTCCAACGATGATTGTAACGGGGAGGAAAAAGGTTGCGACAAGAATGATTCCCAATACCTTCAAGGCACCCTTCAGAAAGCTGACCACTCCGGTCGCTTTTTCAAGGCTGTCGAGCAAGCCCCCTATTGTGTCTAAAACGTCGGTAAATGGGGCGAGGATCTCCTCCATCGCGGTCGCCACTGTTTCGATGACCCATACCACGCCGTCGAGCGTCAGCTTGAGGAGATAGAAACCAGCGACCAGCCCCGCAATCGGGGGAAGCAAGATGATGAGGATGGGCAGAAGGATCTTGGATGCCTTGTCCGCTGCCTTCATGAACTTCTCGAAGGGCGCGTAGAGCTTGTCGAAAGCCCCCATCAAAGCCTTCCAAAACGTCTTCAAAAGCGAGATGAAAGGTTTAAGGGCCTCTCGGGCGATCAAGATTCCCGAGACCATCCAGCCGATCGGTCCCAGTAGTTGGAGGATACCAAACGCCAAAACCTTCGCGGAAACGCCCCCCTGGTTCCAAAGTTTGATTGCCTTCTTGAGAACGAAAATCATGACGACGATGGCCGCTGCTACCGCGAAAGCGATCAACGCCAGGGGTCCAAGGGCCGTCCAAAGCCCTGTTGTAGCGGTAGCCGCAGCCGCCGTGGGAGCTACGGATGCCCCCGCCGCCCCTCCCATTGCCGCCGTCCCTGCCGCTCCCGCCGCTTGGCTGGCTCCCACGCTGAATCCAAGCCAACCCAAAACTACCTGGATCTGAGCGAGAACTCCTCCCGCTGCCGCCGCCTTCAAGGATGCGATCCCGCTGGCGATTCTGAGGGAAATCGCCGTCTTCTCCATGACGGCCCCTTTTGCCATGACCGTCTGTCGGAGTTCCTCGTTTGCGATCCAAAAAAGGATGGCTTTCACTTGCCTGAAGACGGCCACGACCATCTCTCCTGCCGCCTTCACGAACTGGATTCTGGAAATGAATATCCCCGTAAGAATGGCCCCGACAAGGGCGGAAAAGGCCGCGATGAGGGCGAGAATTGGCTTGGGGATGATGGAAAGGATGGTGACGAGCCCCCGGAGAACCCCAACGAAAATCTTCACAAAGGGAATCATCACGAGTCCTACTTGCGCCCCTACCGCCTTCAACGATGTCCACATAGCCTTCAACTGGTCAACCAAGGTGCCCTGGATCTGTGCCGCCTCCTCGTTCAATGCTGAGTTATTGGCCATCCCTTCCGAAGCGATTCCCAGCATCTTGCTGAGGTTCTTCGTGTCCTTGAAGGCTGCAAGGGTTTGGGCGGAGTACATGCCGGTGCTGAGCTTCAACTTCTTCAGCTTGTTCTTCGCCTTGTCAGGGTCCATCTTCGCCAAGGCTTCCGAGAACATCTCCACCCGCTTCTCCGGTGCCGCCGTCTTCCACTTCTCGAATTCCGCCCCGGTGAGCCCGACAGAACGGGCAAGTTGAGCCCCTGGGACCTTCCCCTTCTTCATCATCTCGATGAATCGAGTGAGAGGCATGATGGCCTGCCGAGCTTTGAGCCCGTGCTGCTCGAAGGCCGCCGCCAAAGCCATGATGACGGGTTCCCCGATCTTAGCCTCTTTAGCCATCGGGCCGAGGCGTACGATGACACTTTCAAGGGCTGAGGTGGAAACCATGGTCTTAGAGGAGAGGGCCACCATGCCGGAGGCCAGTTTTTCCATCTGCTCTACGTCGTAATCCATCGCCAGCCCCATGCGGGACAGGGATCCTCCTGCCGCCTCCGCCCCCACCCCCGTTGCGGTGCCCATCTTGCTTGCGACCGTGGCGAACTTCTCAAGGTTGTCCGCCCCCTGGATCCCCATCTTCGCGGCCATCTCCGAGACGTTCAGCATGACGGAGGCGTCTTTTCCCAGGTCCGAAAATCTGGCCCCCAATTCCGCCGTGTTCGCTCCGGCTGCCACAATGGCGGTATCCACCCTGGCCATCGTGGATTCGACGGTGGATCCCGCCCAAAGAGCAGCGGAAGGAATGGAAAGGAGGGACGCGCCCAACGCCATCGCTCCGCGCTGGGCGTCTTCCGTCTCCGTGAGGAACTTGATCAGGAACATTCGTTCAAGGGCCATCCGTCAATGTCTCCGCTTGGCCGACTCAATCTTCGATTCGACCTGTTCCTGATGGGTGCGGCACTTCTCGTACCAGTAGATCCTCTCCTTGTCCTCCATCTCCATTATCTCCCGAAGCGTGATCCCCCCCTCCGTGGTCATGATGATGAACCACGCCTGATCCTTCACTTCATTCCACGCTTCGGCAGCCTGTGCAAAAAATCCGAGTTTTGAAAGGTGAACTCGATGGACTTGGCGCACACCGGGCACGGGACCGTCTGCTTCAGGATCGGGCCGGGCATCTTCTCCTCGAACATCTCTCCGAACTTGTCGAGGATGTTGACGTTTTGGCTGTCAAAGAAGAAGGAGTCCACGGAGCCGCCGTTCCACTCCAGGACGCATGCCTGGTACACCTTGTAGAGGGCTTCGATGGGGTTCTTCTTCATGTGCTTGACGAAGATTTCCTGGTCGTACCCCCTGGGGAATCGGCAAAGAATGTTCAATTCCGGCTCGTCGGATTGGAGCCGGAACACCATGAGGTCGTCCTTGATCTGGAAATCCCCGTCCTTCAGCCGGATGGTCTCCAGCTCGTCGATCTTGAACTTCACCTCGATCTTGTTCTCGCACCCGTCGCAGTCCACGAAGGCGGTGATAGTGTCCCCCATCGAGATGCGCCGGATCTCCAAGAGAAGGAACTCCCGGTCCCCGTTCAAGAGTTCTCCCAGGAGCTTGGTGGTGACGGTCGTGATGGGTCCGATGCGCCTTAGACACTGCGCGAGGATGATGTCCGTGGTCTTGACCGGATTGTTCCGGACGGACTCCCCCGCGATGGCCTTCCGCGTGAGGCCGGTCATTGGGGAGACTTCGGCATCCCGGTACACCTTGCCGTCCTTGTGCAGGTAGCCCCCCGGCAAGATGATGCCCGTATTGGGGACGGGGGCGGGAAGGGGTGCTTGGTTCGGGGTGGAATCGTTGGACTCCTGGCGCACTTCGTCCGTCATGGCTTCCTCCTGGGGCACCGCCCCTACTACACGTTTTCACCGGGGATGAACCACTACATCCCCGCAATCCCTGATCCCGCGAACGCAGCGGCAACCGCCGCCCCGCCCGTCAGGAAGATGGATCCCTTGACGTTCCCCTCGTGAACGATGGTCATGGTCTCGACGGCCACTTCGCTGGACGAGCCGTCGAGGTCGCTCATCTCCAGGGAGCTCGGCCACCCCCGCTCCATCTGAGCCGACCTGGCGGCATTCCCGGTGCAGTCCTGAACCGTCACCAAAACAGAAGCACGGAAGCCCTCCGCTCCCCGCAGAACGTCCTTTCTCCAGTTCACGAGGTCCAGCCCCTGCCGCGTCAGACCCTTCTCGAAGGTCACCTCGGGGTAGGTCCGCAGGCCGGGGATCTTCCGCACCGCGAGCTGCTTATCGCTCCCCTCGCGGTATTCCATGACCTCGTTCTCCTCCTTGATCCCGCTGATCTTGGAGAAGCCCGCAGGGCCGCGCAGCTTCGTCGAGTTCACCTGGAACCGAAACGCGGTCGCGGGATCCGCAACTCTCGCATCTGCCATGGTATCCTCCTTCAAACGGGCAACCGCCCCATCAATGAGCCCCACCGCTCGCTCCGGTTGTGGCCAGAGAGAACTTAATCCAATCGAACACCAGAGTTATTGTTTCGACCGCTACATCCGAAGCCTTGGCGTCCAAATCGCTGATCTCGTAGGATATGGGCCACGCTTCGATGGCTTTCAATCTCCTGACGATGTTGTCTTCTTCGTCCTTGACCTGGATCTCTACGATCTCGCGGTACGCCTGCGTCCCCGCTCTTGCTCTCGCGTACCACCTACGAAACAAGTCGAAGTCCTTTACGACCCCCCGTTCCAAAGTCAACTGGCCGCCCTTAACCTCCCCCTTCATCTTTCGCGTGTAGAAGGGCTCCGTTCCGTACCGCTTATCCTCTACCGCGATCTCTTCCTTGATCCCAGTGACTTTGGAAAATCCCCCCTTCAGGCTCGGGCTTACCACTTCGAACCTGAATTTAGAGACTGGATCAATTGCTCTTGCCTCGGGCATTCACTCGCCCCTTCTACCGCCGGGCCAGCTCCTCCGCCACCGTGCTGCCGCCGTCCCACAGGCCGACGCGGCAGACGATGAATTCGGCGGGCAGCGGCGGGTTCACCCCGATCTCCACGTTCATGCGCCCCTCCCGGCGTTCGCTGTCCGGGTTGGTCTCGGAGTCGCACTTCACGAAGTAGGCCCGCTCCGGCGTCCCGTCCGGGGAGTAGAGCTGCCCGCGCAGGAACATGTTGCCGAGGAACTCCTCGCAGGCCAGGGTCACCGTCTCCCAGGTTCTCGGCTCGTTCAGCTCGAAGATGGCGAACCGGAGGCCCCGCTTGAGGCTCTCCTTGATGTAGTTCAGGAGCCTTCGGACGTTGACGTAGTGCCGCCCGTCGTGGAAGTTGGTCAGCGTCCTCGCTCCCCAGACCCGGATGCCCTCGCCGATGAACGACCGGATCACGTTGATCCCCGCCGGGTTCAGCATGTCCTGCTCCCCGTCGGAGGTGTTGTGGGTCAGGTCGAGCACCCCGTTCAGGGCCACGTTCGCAGGAGCGTACTGGACGCCCCTGGTCGCCCCGATCTGCGCGTACACGCCCTGGATGAAGCCCGAAGGCGGGAGGGCGACCCTGGAATTGTTCTGGTTCGGGTCGCGGACGATCACCCACGGGTAGTACAGGGCCGCGTAGGAAGTGTCGAAGTTCGCCTCGATGTTCCGGAAGTTCAGGACTTCCATCGCCTCGTCGTCCGCCAGCGGGGCGTCGAGGATCACCATGATGTTCCCCTTGAGGTCCGCGAAGTCCGCCGCCGCCCGCTCCACCACCACGGTCGTCACGCCGGGAATGGAGAAGAAGTTGACGTCCGGGGCTTCGTCCAGGAGGAACATCCCGCTCTTGGGGGCCACGTCCGACCCGATGTACTCGTTGTCCCCCACCGGGGCTCCTTCCGTTCCGCCCGCGAGCGGGATCGAGAGGGACGGCTCGGGGATCGCCATGTTCGGGTCCACCAGGACCGGGAACAGGTCCGTGACCGTGATGAAGGAGGACTCGTTCGACTGCCCGGCAAGCCGCGTCCCGAAGTAGTCCCGCGTGTTCGTGGACTCCATCGAGAGGCCCTCGAAGGACTCCGCGAACTTACCCAGCTCGTAGACCTTGAGGTTGAACTCCTGGGTGACCGCGATGGTGGTTCCCGCCGGGAGTGTCGCCCCGCCCGTGGTGACCACGGGGGCGAACCGGATGATCTTCCCGTCGATCCTGGTCACCACGACGCTGGCGTAGTTCAGGCCGTCGTCGAAGTACATCCGCGCCCCGATGGCGAGGTTGGACGTGTTCAGGAGGGTCACGCTCGTCGCGCCGTTCGGAAGGGCATCGACCAGGAAGGTCGAGAGCCGGTGGTCCGTGGCGCTGTGGATGAGGCTTCCGTCCGGGAAGGTGAAGGCCGCAGGGAGGCCCGCCAGGGGCCGCACGTTCAGGATCCGGTTCCCCACGTCGATGGAATAGACGAAGGCGTAGCCGACGTTGAGGCTGACGCTGTCGTAGATCCGAACGAGGTCTCCCACCTTCACGCTCCGCAGGGAGTAGACCGGGATCTGTGTGGATCCCAGGCCAACCGGAGGAACGCCCACGGGGGGCGGTGCCAGGGTCGTGCGCCACCGCTCCGTCTGCACCGAAACGTCGTTCCCCCATGCCCCAGGCGAGATGGCATCGGCGTTGATCGCGCCGTTGCCTTCGTGGTTCGCCACCACCGCGTTCGCGGCCACGGCCCCCTGCCCCACCACGCGGGCGATGAAGCACCGCGTTCCGCCCTGGTCGAAGAACGCCTTGACGGAGGGGAACACAAAGGAGCCGGAGTAATCCGTCCCGTACTTCTGGGCGTACTGTGTGGCGGACGTCACCAGGTCGGCCCTGTCGATCGGACCCTTCTTGGTCACGCCGACGAAGCCTCCCGTGTTCACTCCAACTCCGATGACGCGGGGGATGCCCGCCTGCTCGATCACGAACACGTCGGGATGGAGGGTTTCGATGCCTGCGAGAGCCATGCGTATCTCCCTTCCTACGGGGGCCTTTCCGCCGCGTCACTCGGGCTGGCCTCCACCTACTCCCGTCCTTGGAAATACAGGCGGTCACTCGCCTGAGACGGGATCAGCGTCCGTTCTGGAAGCCTTCCCTCTTGGCCGCTGCGGCGGTCATGTCCACGATGAACTTCGCCCCCAGGAGCTTCTGGAATTCTCTGCTCCTGAACTGCGATTCCGTGACCTCGACCACCTGTTTCGGAGACAGGTGAAGGCTCTCCCTCCTGCCGTCGATCATCGTGTCGAGGTTCATGGTCATCATCCGGGGGCTGATGCTCATGATCTTACGCCTGGGTTCTGGCATAGGGCATCCCCTAAACAATCCTGTCCTGCTCACGATATACTCTACGGAGATAAGACGGTAAAAGCAAGTTGCAAGTGTTTTGTCCTCCAACCCAAGTATCCACCTCCGTGACCAGCGGGATGTTGGGGGGCACCTTCTCCCCTTCCAGCCACACCTTCCCTACGACCAGGAGGTTGACGGCCCCGACGTAGAGACCTTGCGCCAGACGGTCCTCCGGTGTTTGGGAGATTTGCTGGTAGACGCAATAGGTCTCACCGTTCGACACGGAGTAGAACACCTGTCCCTGGTCCAAAACCCGTCCCACGGAGTCCGCCATCTGGAGTGCCGCCCGTTTCAAAGAGGACTGCACCCGGACGGTCATGTCGATCTTGTAGTAGATCCTCGGGAACTGGAGCCTCCCTTGCAGGCGGGCCAGGGACCGTTCCGTCTCCGGGATCCTGTGCCTGACGTCGAGGTACTGTTCGGCCTTCGTCATCGAGACCACGATGGATGGGATCTTGCTGACCTGGAAGAACTCTTCCGCCCCGATGAAAACGTCGGGCACTCCCACAAACTGGACCTCGACCTGTCCCACCTGGGGGCCAACCAGGATGATCGTCCGGTTGTCTGGCCCCCCCAAGGAGGAGAACAGGTTGATATTCCGGCCTGGATCGGTCGTCAGGTTGTAGGCTGTGATGGGTTCCTTGATGGTCACATCCAGGCCCACATCCCGGTCAATCGTGATCGTGGCGGAAGGCGACGCCAGCTCCGCCGTGTAGGTCATCGGGATCTCGATCACGGAATCGAGATACCGCTTGATGGACCGGGTAACGTCCTCCTCCAAGTCGATCTTGTGCTCGTTGTAGACGAAAAGCCCCTGCACAACCGGCCTTTGCAAACCGTTTGCGCCGGGGGTCATCTTCAACTTGAACTGGAGCTGCCTGGGGGATACGAAAGGAAACTGAGGAAGCCACCTGTCAACCGTGTCTTCGTCGTTGAAAACTCCCGCCAAAGGCCCTACGGCTGGCACCCACGCAGAGGGAAGATTCTGCCAGATGAGCCAGGTTGCCCCTCCGTCGTTCGACAGTTGGAATTCCACCTTGGCCGTTTGCGAAGGGGCGAGGCCGGGGATCACGGGCTCCACGTAGCCCTTTAACTCAAGCCCGTAGAGCCCGATGAGTTTCTCCGCCACCCAGTTCGCCGGGATCACGACGGTTTCGTAGTACGCCCCCGTGGGGTCGTACCGGGTCTTGTCGGAGTCCAGTTTGCAGAGTACGGTCCCCCCTTCCAGAACCGTAGCCCCTGGGGCCAAGGCCGGAAGGACCGGGGGTTCGATCTCCACCCGGTCGGGGTCCGACATGCAAATCACATGAACCGGCACTACCCGATCTCCTTCAAGATTTCAGACACCAAGGGTTCGAGAATCGTGTCCGCGAACTCGTCCGTCTCCTTCACGGCTGGCTCGAACCAGGGCCTCGAAGGCACCCTCAAGTATTTCGTGTCCGCCCGGAGGGGGAAGCCCTTGGCCGCGAAGAAGCCCCGGATTCCCTCCGTCACCTGGATCGTAGCCCCTCTCTCATGCACCAATCCGACCAAAGTGAGATCCTGACCCCGGCTCCCCGTGGCCCCGGCGGGAACCCCCGCGAACCATCGCTTCCCTTCCTGCCAGGTCGTCATCGAGTTCATGAAGGAACCGCTGTCGATCAGGATGGCAGAGCTCCCCTTCATCTCCTTCGTCATCTCGTTGAGTTTTTCCCAGTCCCCCCGCCCGTTCTTGATCCCATTCACGATGAAGTCCCTGGCCGCCTCCGCGAGTTGCTGCATGGCAGCTTGGGTCTTCTTCCCTTCGACGATCCGCTCGATCCGGTTCAAGTCCTGGATCAACTTTCGGAACTTTCCGTAGGGCGCAATCCTGATTCCTATGGGCATCAGATGCTCCCGAGCCGCTTGCGGGTCTGCTCCACGTCCACATGCAGGAGGATGGGCCTGGCAAACGACTTCGTC